GCCACTGTAGTTACGTTAGCTTGAATGCCCGAAACGGTATTAATATGTGTTTGATCGCCTGATGTTGGAGTGGTTCTAAGCCAGGTCGTCGTACCCAGGTCATAGACCATCATTACATTATTGCTAGTATTGAAATATAAGGCTCCGTCAAGCAACGTTGCTCCATCATTGTCAACGCTGGGATCGGAAGACTTTGTACCTAAATATCTGTCATCAAAGGAATCGTAACTGGCCGCAGCCGCTGTAGCTGAAACAGAAGCTGCTGAAGCCTGAGTGCTTGCCGTGGACGCGCTGGCCGCAGCCGCCGTGGCCGAGGCAGCCGTGGCAGCCGTTTGATCGACGTAATTATCCGTGGATACTCCAACATCCCCATCAGCGTCAAAGACTATTGTCTTGTTAGCTCTTAATGTATTTGAAGCTAGTTCTACCGAGGTCCCGGCAGAATCTGAAACTGGTATCTGGATGGATCGCGTTACTTTTTCATCAGCCCTTCTAGCTAAAATGGTGCTTCTATCTAACGCATCCTCGATGACGTTAGGGAAGAACCCACCGCCGGACACAAGGTCTGTACCCTGGGTATAATCAGGTTCGTTTAGTATGGTTATTTTTTCGCCAACCGCAATTGGACTCCAGGCACCGGTCGTCGTAATCGATCCCCCAGGATTGTTATCCTGGTCAGCGTTTAGACTAACAGTATAGTCGGTCGTTAATGTCTTGGTTGATTCAACGCCAGATGAGTTGGTGAATACGACTGCAAGGTCTGCTTGGGCGAACACCTTATATGTGAACGCAAACGTAGTTGTGGAAGCATTTCCTGCGAAAGGTCCTGCCTTTATAGCTTCTGTGGATATTGTCACTTTAAGCCTCCATGCTAATAAGACCAGCTTCCAGCCGGAATATAGTTACCTTCATTCTATATGATATAGATTATAGTGTCAAACCTCAACCTATTGTTTTGAGTACCCAAATAATGGGGCTGTTACCTTGTCGGTTTTTCCTTCAGCCAGGTCTAAGCTGCCCCAGATCACTCGCTCAACCTGGACCGCTGGCCAATGGAAAAACACGCCGCCTGTTTTATTAGCAGCTTTCCATAACTTCTCATCATTCTCCATTTGTCCCACTTGCGTGGCAAACTTTGACAATTCTGCAATTCCCCTCATGCCAGCTGGTCCCTGGTACTGGGAGAACCCTTGAGCCATTCCGACAAACTCTCGGCCTATAAAAATTCCGCTCAATGGATATGCGATATGATCCCTCACGATCTTTTCTCGCATACATGCCCAATCCTTGCCATCGTCACATTCTCCCCTTAACAACGCCCCCCTGACATATTCTTCAATAAGGATAGGGATAGTGTAGAGCAAGAGAAAGTCAACCCCCAGGCGAGCAATTGAGGTAGGGCTTTTAAAGTTAGTCCCTTTAATGCTGTCTGTAGAGAGGTTATAGGTTGTCTGGAAATAGGACATGAAATTAGTCCATAGCTTTTTCAAAGGACCCCCTCGCTGAATGCTTGCCAAATCCTTAATGTGTCCTGACCCCTGGGAATCGATCACCGCCTGATCTGCCATCGCGATCGCGTCCTGCTCGCTGGCATTCTCTGCCTGGGCTTTTTCATACGCCCCAAGCCAGGTCGGAATATCTGCCATCAACTGCGCTTTAGCGATCAGGTAAAAGAAAGTATCATCTATCGGCCCTCTCGCCTTACTGACAAAACCAGTACCGGCAATCTTGTTACGAATTTCGTTGATCTCTCGATTCATCGTCTTGCCGCGTAGGCGCATAAAAGAACTATGTTCGTACATGAATTTAACCGTACCATCCATCGTCGCTGCCCCACTAAAAAACCTCAACATGGCTTTTGCCACATAAATAGGACCGACTCGGACCATCGACTGAGTAAGTCCCAGCGGTTGCAATAAGGAAGTTCCAAGGTTCCACCCCATAGCTGCTATAGACATACCCTGCCGGAGCCAGTTCATTGCTCTTTCATGGGTTTGTACGGAAGGAACATCGCCAGCTGCGATATCGATAACTGTATTCTTTAACGCCTTATAAGTCGCTGCTCCATAATGTGCCGTGATCGCATCCACCATATCCTGATGCCCCAGGATTTTATTGGTATCGATCAACCATTCATGCCAGGCAAGATCATGGATTACCTGGTGAACATGCGAAAAGATAACTCCGAAATCAGCCTTTATTTTAATATTAACAGGCCCTTGCGATCTAGCCTCGGTATGTCCTCGCGCTGTCGTAGACCTGCCAGCGGCGCCTAGTCTTGCCTGGTCAGCTGCCGTCTTAGCCAGGTTGTCAAACGCGATATTGCTTTCATCTTGGTCGAATGTGATAGGGAAGTATCCGCCTCTGATTTGCCCTACAGCGGTGCCTGTATTGACCGGTAATGCTTCTACTTTTTCCGGAGCTACCCCTGTAACCCTTCGTTCTTTTGCCTCTATCAAAGCCCAGTATTCTTCAATGTAATCCCACATCCCCTGGACAAACGTCCAATCCCTTTCATCAAGAGTGGAAAGGATATGGCTCTCAACATCGGACGCGGTCAGGCCGAACCCATCGGTCACCCTGGCACGGTTGGTTTCGTTCCCCCAGTTCAAAGCAATCATAATACGCTCTTGCTTTGACAGGCTAATATCGATATCAGGCACATACTCCAACTTATACAAACCGCCCTTTAGGGTAGTAAACTCCAGGGTGTTATAAACGCTAAACAACTCACCGAGCTTGATGTTCGCCTTTTCCTGCATCTCGGCTTGCCAATCCGCCTGGGCATTCATCTTCTTAGTTACAAACTGCCAGAATGGACCGTTTTTTAAACCATCAAAAACACGCCCGATATTCCCGAATTTGCGGTGTTCTGCCATGAAATTCAGCTTGTCTTTTTTCCATTGGTCCTGGGGGTTGTTTAGCCCTAACCGTTTGTCTGAATCTTTGATCTTTTTCTTTTTAGCGGTCGCGTTAATTGTAAGCGTAATCTCATTGACCGCTGATTGCAGGTCGCGTTTTTCCTGCTCCAGGAGAAGTTGGTTTTTGAGCCTTCCCAAGTGATCGATATTTTTTATGGTATCGTACAGTCCCCTAAATTCATCCATCGGGACCTGCCGATAATGCGTGAGTTCTATCTCGCCCAGGAGCCTTGGGTCTACATTAGGATTATTCCCTTTTGCTAGTTCTGCCTGGACCCATGCACCCAGAGTTTCCCTACGTTTCAAGGCTTTCTGCGTTACGCTTTTTCGAATATCAAATTTCCCTAGGAGCCTGTCGATCTCGATCATGTATTCTGGCTCGATAGCTTTCCTGGCTCCCTTGCTATCCAGCCTGTTAAAGAAACGGACATTCCTGTCTACCTCTTCAAGGGCCTTAGACGCTACTTTTGCAAAGTGATGATTTAATACCGCAGCCCTTTTGTGGTCGGTCGCTTCATCTAAATTACCGCGCTTGAGAGCATTCTCTGCTAACCGGTTCGCCCTGGCTTCCGCAGCTGCAAACTGACTCGGTTTAATATCCATGATTTTCATCCTGCCGATTTTCTCTTCCGCCCAGGCTCGCGCAGCCTTCATCAAAACATTTCCTTTACCGACTCTCTTGGCTAATGCGCTTAACTCTGCATGCACCGCCTTGGTCCTGGCTTCGTTATGGAGAGCTTCATCAACCGCCTTATCTATGCTTGCGCGGTCACCCAGGGTGCCAAATAGTTCCAGCATCCTGCGGTCGGTTTCTTCCTCAATAGCCTCTCTCATCGGTTTTGCTTTAACTATGGCATGTATCATTTCATCTGCGGAGGAGTAACCAGCCAGGTCTTTAAGCAGGTTTACATTAATAGCGTCTTCCGAGTCGGAGATTAAGCCCCAGCGTCCTTTTGGCAGCGTCTTCCAAATAGCATCCTCTTCGTTGCCGAATGTATCGATTAGACTCTGGATAGAAATCTTTTGATGCGGAGCATCTTCCAGATTGCCCTGTTGCCCTTCCTCCTGGGCGAATTTAAAGTAATTATCTTCATACGCTTCCGATGCTTCGTACTGATCGTTTTGTATAGAATTGTGTTTTCTGCCAGCGATTTCATTAATGAAAAGGTCTTCAAATACATGTGACTCGTACTTACCGTCTTGAGCGAGGGGATGCAAGTATCCATACTGCACAAGCTGCGTTCCCATATCATCGATACTCAACCCACCTGTCGTCCTGGCAACCTTGCGGAAAGTACCGTATTCGGTTTTCTTATCTACGCCCCATTGTGCATACAGTTCATCCTGTTTAATTCCGCCTAGTTTCCCGATAGCCACGAACAGAGAATCTACCTCTGGGGTAACATCTGTTTTATGGCTTTTAGTGGTTTTTTTCTTATCAACCGGCTGCCGTAACCAGGCAACCAATTTGTATTCTTGCTTCTCTGCGACCGTTTGTTCTGCTTCATTCTTGACCGCTTCTCGCTGGGACCTGATCTCTCGTTTCTTTTCTAGCAGGATACGGTTAGTCCCGATGCGGAGCCATTTCATATTGTCCAGGCTTTTAGTCCGCAACTTCTCATCCGCTTCTTCTACATCGTTAGTCACCGCTCGCTGGTACTCTAGCCACCGGTCAGGGTCCATCTTGATAACCTCGTTATTCTCAAACAGAGGTTTCATCCTGTTTATTTCCCTGGCGTTTGCGATCTCCTCTTCGGTTGCCAGCATACGGTCGAACACTTCCCTCACTTCGTCACTAAGGCTAACTTTTAGACCGCTTCGGATCGTTGTGTATATCCGCTTCATCCATTCAGCGAAACTTCGGAATATTCCTTGGAGTTCCAGGGTAGGGGCGTTGCCTTCAAATAGGTATGCTTCAAACGCCCTGGCCACTTTCTCATGTCCGGTACGGCGTTCCTCTAAAGTCATATTGTTCCAGGCTGCCAGATCAAGTTTTTCTCCGCCGACAAACTTGAGCAGCTTGTCCATATCATCTTTGATTTTCTGCGGTGCGTTAGGCTGGTTTGCCAGGTAGCGTAGTTGTTCGTAAAAGAAATGACCAAGTTCATGGAGATAAGTGGATAGATCAGCATTTTCCAGGAGCAAAATAACATTATCCCCTTTGCTGATATCCGGACCAAACTGCAAGGCCCCTCGCTTTAACCCCTGTTTCTCCTGGAATAGGGCGATCCTTTTTGTTTTACCTTCTTCATCGGTTAGAGCCTCGCGAACCTGGGCAAGATCAAATCCTGGTTGAAAACCCCTGGTGTATTCTTCGGGCGTGAGATCACCAGCTGGATCGATCTTCGCATTCTTGACCCCTAGCTTTTTCAAAACATCTTTAGCGACACTCGGTAATATCTTGTCGTAATAATCTTTCATGCCATCAGTAGCAACCTGGACCTCTATGCCGGACAACGCTTTATCGTTTGCTTCTAGGTCCTCTATAACAGAACCAGTTTCTTGCTCCAATAGTGTTATTTTTCTAATTGCTACGGTTTCAATCCCCATAGCCGCCTTTTTGTCCATCTCGAATTTATGTGCTGCCGTAGCGAGTTCAAGAACTGCGTCCTTCGGCAAATCTGTTTTCGAATGGTTGAACAGCTTCTCCCAGAGGGTCAGGTGCATGTTCCTAGTTTTAGATTTATCTCTCTTGGGGTTCTGCTTGTCCAGAAATATTTCTGCTCCCAGGTCCACTATCGAATCTGTTACCTTTGCCCCAAAACCGGCAGAGATTTGATATTTGCTCTTGAACTCGTTATATAAGATGGTTTGCTCTATCTGGGCTGCCTTATATTTATGCTGCGCTTCCTTCCTCTCAAACTTTGCTTTCTCAAACTTAGCTAGCACTATCGGCGTTGGCGGTTCAGACCGGATCAATCGGGCTGCCGCGTCCCCACCGATATACTTCGGCAGATCAGCTTCCTCGACATGGTCCGCTATCTCGACAAATTCCTTTTCTCCTCGCGGCCTGGCTCTTAGGACCTTGGTATCAGGGTTCCAGATAATGCCGGAAATGAATCGCTCCATGTCATACCTGGTATCTTGCTGGAGTCCACTTGTCCATTCGATACGATCGAAACCATTGCTGATCGCATGATGGATCATCCGCTTGAGTGCCAGGGCGGTATACTCTTTAGTGTCATCTATAAATGGGGCTGGCGGAGGATCATAGTCGGTCGTAACTGGGACCGTCATAGCTCGCCTGGCATCTGCCCAATCGGATTGAAGTTCTTGGAGGTAAAGAACCCTGGCGTGTTCTCCCTCACCCATCGCTGCGGTTTCTTCTTGGTGAAGCGCATTCCTCGCGTCATTTAAAGCATCTACAACTTCCTTTTCCTGCTTTTCCAATTCCAAGAAATGCTGAGATGTGGCAGGGGTTCCATACATTTTTTTACGGATCGCCGTCAATTCCTTGTCCAGCCTAGCCATTTCCTCTCTTTTCGCGACCAATGCAGGTTGATCTTTTTCGTATTTTACGAACCCGACTCTTTCATCCGCTCTGACATGCACCAGGATATTAGGATTAGGGAAATGGGAATCGTGTTTAAATTCTTTAACAGGAGGATCAGAGAAACGACCAGAATAACTACCGTGAACAGGACCTGGAACAACGGAGAGAACGGTAAAATATCTGGTTTCATTTTGCCAGTAGTAATTAAGCTCCTCCTTGGTAAAAATATCGCTATTAGACTTTAGGGCAAGGAAGTTTGCGGACCTTGCGCTGTCCTTGAACTCGGCGAGCCAGGCTGCCCTTCGCTGCGATTGGTTCCCCCCTCCTGGCGCGTCCTTCGCTTTCATCTCTGCCCATTTGATAATCTTTTCTCTAAGCGCGTGAGCTTTGGCTGGCACCGCAACTGCCATCTTATTTTCCGGCAGCGTGATTAACCACTCGACATAATCCTTGCCGCCTTCATGCATCCACTCGGTGAACTTGGTAACTCCTTCGCGTTTAACCTGTCTACGCTCATCTAAGAAATCCGCTTCAGCTTGTTTCCTGGCCTCACGTTTCATCTCCCTAAGTTTTATCCATATAGGATTTGTTACTTCCTCTCCGAATAAAGGTGTATGTGCTTCAAATTCCAATATCTCTTTGTCGATGGCTTTCCATTCCCAATCCACTAAATCTACTACTGTGAAATTTTCTGGAGTCAAAGTATCCATTAGCACGGTGACCTGCGCTGCCGTATCTTTGTCTGCGTAGACTTCTTTTGGGTCCGCTCCTGCTTTAAGTTTTTTTATATTTTCCACCGCTCGCCCATATTGAAGGTCGTATACAAAGTCGTCCATCTTCTCAGCAACAATCTCCCTGGTCCGCTCTTCAACCGCCAGATCAATATCTTCCATCTTCTCCTCATACCAGGCGAACTCGCTGCCATCCTGCGGAATCCCATTGGTAACATCAACCAGCTTGACTCCGTTATCGTTGAGGTATTGTTTGATCTGGTCGTGGGTAAACTTAGGCTGCTTCATCTTGCGGACTTTCTCTAACTCCGCTTTAGCATTGTCTAGGCTCTCTTGGCGTAGACCTATAATAGTTTCTACATCGGGATATTGTTTGTACCCCTCTCTTCTTTGTTTCCCAACATCCGCTTGAGCCATGTTCAGGTCTTCTTGCCTTAACTTAACTTTATTCTCAGCTTCCGCAATTAAATATTTTCTATGGTCGAGGCTGAGATAGTTTTCCAAACCGGTAGCCGCAATTTCTCCAGCTTTAACTTTAGGGAGTTTGCGAATAATGTTTAACCATTCTTCGGCTGACTTGGGTTGGGCCTTGCTAGGCTTGAGGTTGTGGACTGCGTCTGCGAGGGTAGAGTAATGCCAGGTTGGGTTTACTTCTTCGGCAACTTCGTCTTGGTAGAGTTCTTGTGGTCCCTCTATCTTTTTCTCTACCTGGAAAGGAGCTTGTCCTTTCATCGGCGCAAGTTTCTGCGGTTGCGTGTAAGGCTTTACACTTTCAATTTCCCATACATGGGTTTCTTTGCGGCTGCCGAAATCAAACTCTGATCCCTTTTCAACCTGATGCTGTTTACGGAGTTTGTTAAATTCTTTTGCGGTTTTAACCTGGCGAGAACCCTTGAACACTACCTCTCCAAGGGCTTCATTGTTTTCGTTCTTTAAGACGATAGGTACGCCTATATGTTTTGCTGGGATTGCTCTGCCCCTGACTTCCAGCGTCTTACCGCCGGATATAATCTTTTCATCCCAAGGGCCACGGATGAATAGTTTTGTTATTTCTCCTTTTTCGTTCCAGGGGAGTTCTTGGGAGATTCCGCTATCATCTCGTTTAACTCCCTCTCCTCCTTCTCGATGTGGGCCAGTTGTTTCAGTTGTTTCGTTATCAACGACTCCTTCTCCTTTTTGGACAGGTTCTGTCCGTATATTGCGTTTCCCTTCATAAAGAGTTCGGAGGATTCCTGTAAATTGCTTTTCATCGATTTCGTTGGCATCTTTAAGCTCCTTCAGCTTTTGTTCAATTTCCGCCAGGGACTTGTCAACTTGCTTCCTGGTTTGTTCCTGCGGCCCATTGACCTGCTTAATCTGGGCAAAAACCTTTTTAACATTCTCGGTTTTATTATCACCATAGAAACATCCGGCAGCCCCAAATTTATCACAAGCGGTACAAGTCCACAAGCCTTCTTCCGCTGTCCTATCGGCAATACTAACAAAACTCGTTCCTTTTTTGGTCGTCATCTTTCCGCCATCGACAGGGCAGAGCTTCTTGGTCATCTTGTTAAATACCTTCGGGAACCGCTCCTTTACATCCGCCCTGGTTATTTCTCCGCCTTTCATGTTGACCGGCAGATACACCGCGACTCGATCGTTAATCTCTTCCAGTTGACTTTCGCTCATACCGTCAGTAATGGTGACCGCCAGCTGCATGTCCGGATTTTCCATCGCCAGGTTAAAGTTAGACGCATCGATAGAAAGCATTTTTAGATTGAAGTCGCTGACCTTTTTCAGCATGTCAGGTCGCTTGGAGAATATCTGCATTCGAATCCCACGGCGGTTTAGCTCTTTGATTAAAACAACCTGGGCTGCGGATAAATCCCCTTTATCGTTGATACGCAAAGCCAGCCCCTCATGCCCTTGCGCGGTAACATTGTAATTTTGAGCGACCGTATCTGCCAGGACATCTGGGTGATTCTCCGCAACCCATTCGGTAAATTCTGCCTTCATCAGTTCCGCTGGTCTGGCATTTGCCAGGGAAGCGTAGCACCAGATCGCGCAATCCTTACTGGGGTTACAGTTCTTAAACGATCCGGAAATATCGGTTTCCGCTTTGCGGTTGTCCCCGATAAACTGATAGGACCTGGCAAATTTTAAAGCAGCCTCTGGGCTATGTTTAAAAGCCTTAATCATGGAATATCGGTTCAAATCATCCTTACCCCATAACTTACTTGTCGCTATGTCCTGGACATCACGCCCCTCAACGGCTCGATAGAATAACTCGCGGATCGCCATCCCCCTCATAGCCGCAGCTGCCCAGGCAGTTCCTTCATGCGTCTTCATATTGGCCTTAAACAGCTTTGCTTCGGCCTTGCTCATGCGACCAATGGTTTCCTTTACAGCTTCATTAATCTCTGGATAGGGGGTGTTTAGGGTTCCTGTTTCCTCTGTCCTGGACGGACCTTTCTGCGCCGCTTGCTCCAAGATATCAGGGCTGGTCGGATCGAACTTCTTAGCATGGATGGATTTTATTTGTTCTGGATGGAAGGCGATGTAGGAGTCGCCTGGTCCCTCGGCGTGGTTTTGATAAACTATACCATCGTACCCCAACTCCTCAAGCTTGTTTTTTACAGCGGCAATATTTTTTCCTTCGTCAACTATATCCTTTATGGCTTTGTAAGCCTCGTAAGGTACAGCCGCCTCCTGGATTGCCTCTAAAAATAGTGCCGGATCAGAGAAATCCCCAGCATCATTCATCCTTAGAGGATTCTTAATACTAAGATAAACAGGAATGATTCTACTATCTCGATCTGCCTTAACATCCATTCCCACGGCAGATTTTATCCTGGACAAAGGTTCCTCTCTTCTCCAGGTAGCTAAAGTGCCAAGCCTGTTGTTGGCTTGCTCAATCGTGCCAAAATGAGAGCCTAAATCGAACTCCGCCTCCGTCTTAAAAACCCCAAAATCTTCCTCTGCTTGTGTCGCATGATAAAGAACCAGCGGTTCACCGGCTGCATCCACTACCTGGGAACCTTCGAAAAACGCATCGAACCCTGGTTCTGCTTTAACCGCAGCGGCAGCCTGGTCTAAGGTTTGGGTTTGGGCTTTTTCACCTTTTAAGTCAGCGGCTAAATCTGGGTCATCTTCAAACATCTTCTGCAAACCTGCTTCAGCATCCGATATCTCAGCTTTTAATTTAGAGTGTTCTTCACTACCTTCCTTAGTTTCATTTAATTGTTTATTTAATTTGTCTATTCTTGTAGTTACAAATCGTGCCATTTCTGGAGAAATCCCTGTGCCTTCTCCGGTATCCATTCTTTCTAAAAATTTAATTTGTAATTTAACAGCAACAAGATTTAATCTCATTCTAGCAAGTTGCTCTTCAACCGTTCCCCTTCTAGGATGATCTTTTAGCTTTTTGTTCCCTTCGGGATTAGCTAATGTTTTTTCTATAAAGGACTGTTTCTTTTTAAGACCTTCAAGATTGAAATCCTGGAATGTATGTAAAACTGATTGTTGCTCAGAATGTAAAACATCTTCAATAGATGGGGTTGCAGCGGTAGGTTGGTCTAAGGCTTGGGTTTGTTGCTGATCTCTATTTCTCTCCAATCCTTTTAGTGATTGGTTGCGTACAGTTTTATCCCCATCGATCACGCGAAAACCGTCATATCCTTTTTCTCTTAACTCTTCAACCGTAGGATCGCCCATTGCCTGGTGTTCTTCGACTGTCATCACCAGGGGTTTTTTTATAGAATCGACCTTGAGCGACATAATATTGTTAAATTCCTCAAGGGACATTTCCATAGCCTCTGCCGTGACTCTTTGGTTAGTAGCGTAGACCGTAGCCATCTTCGTAGCGTTCTCTTCCGAGGTTCCGCCTTCAATCAACTGGTCGCGATGGTCGTTTAAGATGTTGTCAAACGTATCATTTTCTTTTTGCCCTTCCATGTGCTTACGGAGAATAGTTTCTGCATCGTCATCGAGCCTTTCTGCATCTTCAACGTATTGCCGCGCTTCGGTAGGAGTGAACCCATCAGCATCAAACTTTGCATGCGGCATCAACGCAGCATGCGCTTCGGGGTTCCTGGCAATATTCGATGCATAATCTGGCAAAGGTATCCTGATCGGGCTGTCGGTTTCCAGGGCGGTTTCGTATTGATCTGTTAGCCCCAACTCTTCCATCACCGCAGCTGCATCATCCTGGTAAAATTCCTGCACCGCTGCGGAGTCCACATAAACGTCGCTGACCGGACCCTCTTCGGTAACAGCTTCTACATACTCGCGGTGCCTATCTGGTAATTGTTCTGCTAGGTTGGATTCCTGGGCGTTCTCTCCCAGGGCAGTCATCATCTTTTCGTTAATATCAGCCTGGCTGACTTTCTTTCGTTCTGCGTAGTACCGAGCCATTCCGCCAGGAGAACCCAGCACCGCAGACCCAGCAAACACTTTAATGCCTATGGTCCCTATCTGTTTGGCCGCTTCTTTTAGTTTCCTCGGCGTATCTAATTCCGAGTCAATATCCTTTGAGCTTATATGCCTGGCAACTTCTCGACTTAAAAAGTTGTTTATCTCCTGGAGAACTTCCGTCCCAGCCTCACCTCCGGCAGACTTAAATATAGTCGCTATCGCCAATACCAAAGCCTGTTTCTTGGAAACGGTCCCAAGTTTAGCCTTCTTAGCAATCGCCTTGACGATCGCTGATTTGATCGGCTTGGTAAACAACCCAATTCCTATCACTTCCAGGGACCCATTCACCCAGCCGACGACATGAGAGGTATTCTTTGCCAGCCCAGGCTCAAAACCCATGCCTATCATTTCTTTTTCAGCATGGCCAGCTTCAACCTGTCTTGCCTGGTTAAACACTTCTCCCATCGCAGCAATCGTACCCATAAGGGTCCCAGCTGCCGGAACGGTTACAAGCTCTTCGGGCAACCCAGCGAGAGGCCCTGCTTGCCCAGCTATAGCCGCAGTAGTGGCACCACCCAATGCTCCGGCGGATGCCTTTTTCGCAATTTCATCCAGCCCCTCAAACACTTGACCGACCAGCAATGCCGCTTCTCCCAGCGGTCCTGACGGACCAAAAATACCATCCTTGTCCGCATGGTATCCTTCCAGGATTTTATCGATCTCCTCGATCCTTTTTATACTTTCTAGTTTTTGTGTTTCATTGAGATTACCTTTGTTGTAGATACGCATTCCTTGTTCGTGAACCAACCGGCCTTCATCGAACATATTCCCCATGTCCTTCCAGATAGTTTCGTACCAGGACAGGTTCTCTATGTCCTCCGGCACCGCCATGACTTCCGCCAGGGTTCTATCTTTAAGCAACTCTTTGAGGAAAGGAGCTTGCCCCAGGGCTTTATTAGCTTGGTTGATCTTGATCTGATTCTCTGCAAACTTCGGATCCGCTTCGACTCGTTCCGCTGGCACCTCTAACTCACCAGCCATTTGCTGATTTTTAATTACTTCCTGCGGATTACCTTCCAGGGATGTTTCCAGGTTATGTTCAACGCGAGCCGCATCTTCCTCTTCCTGGATACCATGCATCGCCTCACGCAACTTCTTGAGGCCATCGCCTTCTACCGCTAAAGGAGAAAGTCCAGTTTCCTGCTCGCCTGGGTCAGGCTCGCCGATCAACGGTTCATCGAGAACCGGATCGCGTTCCATCTCATAGTCAGTCAGTAAACCCATTTATTCGTTCTCCGATTTTAATTCTTCAGCTTGTTTAATAATATAATCATAAGCCTTCGCTGCGTATGGTCCATAATCACGCAGAATGATTGGCCTGGCTTTCTTCATACCGGACACGCTCAGCCCTCGGCTATGCTCTAGCAAGGTTCTGCCGGAAATAGTTTTATTCCCATCCGGGTTTTCTATACGGACAGAACTTAGAACAACCTTCGGATGTTGCCCTCGCCAAAATTCAGCCAGAACTTGATAAGTATCGACCTGACCGCTTGCCTTGATCTCACCGGCCAACTGCCTGGAAGTTTTGCTGTCCATCTCACTAAGCCATACTTCTATTTTGTTGATAGGCACAACTTCATCGTCTACCAGGACATACATGTTTTTAGTTTGTACTCCGTCTGCCAGGGCCTTGTCGTAATACTCATCAGCATCATCGCCAAACTGAAAAAATCCTTCCTGCGGATCGGGTTTATCCCCTGGGTCTGCATAATAAATCTTATTGTTAGCAATGCGTCTTGCCACGGTTGTTTTTACATGGGGAGGCATATCACTACCCCAATCACGTTTCCAGTTATCTTCCTCACGCTCTGCCGCACTCCCCAAAACTGCGAACAACTGGACATTGTCTATTTTCTTCTTATTGGTTGCCGCTATCAATTCGTTATCCAGCCGCGTTGTAATGCCGCGTCCTTGAGTCGCGGTACTAGCAACGGCAATCGGATATTTCTTTTCCAGTTGTTTTTCGTATTGAGGGGTTAGCGTCCTCTCGACAATCGCTTTAAACTCTTTATCATCTGGCTTTCTCCCATTGTTTTTCGGGTCTGCTGTAAAAGCATCGACTTCGGTTTGGACCGCTTCCCTAGCCGTTCCTCGCATCGGTGCGTAGTCTGCTCCTGTCCAACCCCACCTATCAAACCTGTCTGCCAGCCTGTCTTTCCGGCTGCCTTCCGCTCCCTCTTTCAGTAGAGTAGTTTTTCTTCGCATGAAAGATTGCAGGGCTTGTTGTCTAAGTTTGCCGCCAAACTCTCTCTCTATATTAAGAGCCTTGAATTTAGCCGGATTGTTGTAATACATTTTCTCCAGGATTTCATAATTAGTAGAATGTACTTCTTCTGGAATATTCTGGACTCCTAGAAGTTGCTGTTTGAGTTCAGCATCCAGTTGGTTTTTTTCGGTGACCCCCAGGTTATCGTAGTGAGCTTGCATCGATGGCGGCAGGTTGTTAAAGTCAATCGGAGTGCCAGCGTCCCCACCTTCTATCGAAACTTGTCCATCTTTGACGTTTAACTGGATTTGTGGGTTAATACCCTTGTTTTGTCTTATCCACTCGAAAACAGCATTGGCGGAGTTCTCGGTCCTTTTCGCATCGCCTTTAGCCGCTGCCGTTTCTAAATAACGGTACTTAACCATCGCCGCACTTGAAATTTCCTTATTTTTCTCACCGAATATAATGGTCAAAGGATTGTTAGACTCCAATGCCTTGGCTGCCAGTGAAGAGGACTCAACATCCACCGTTTCTTTCCACATCCTGTTCCCTATGGTTTTGCGAGTTGCCTGGTTAATATCTTTCTTATGTGTTTCAAAATATTGTTTGGCGGTCTGCAAATTCTCGGCGCGTTTATCTCCGCTGTTTAAAAGATTATCAATCACGCCCTGGTGTACCGTGGACTTGTATACATGTATATCTATCGCGAGAGAGTTTTTATCGGTCAGCCCCATGGCCTTCGCATTCGCCCTGATCGCATTAACTCCTTCCAAGATATGTTTGGTGCGTTTTGCATCAGCCCCTGGCGTTCCAGTACCTGCCTGGATTGCCTCTGTCGCAGCCCACTCTGCCGCTTTCTTGTTAGACGCGATCATCGCTGTTACTCGTTCTTTATCTTCATGCAGCCCGATCGCATGCAGGTGAGCGGATCGACGATCCTTGATGATCGTATCTACCGCCAGTTTTTGTCGGCCATCCATCTCTTGGTACTTATCAAGAAAATCATTATGCAACCTTGACATCTCCCCACGTTGTGTAAAGGCGGCCTGGGCATCAGGGTCTTTCTCATCCCAGAGAATCTCTGCCCCTTCTGGGCGATGGTAATCATCTATCTGGTTTGGCCTTAAAGGGGACTTATAGTTTTCCCAAAGAGAAGATTCTCTACCTAATATCCCTTTTGCATTGTTACCTCTTTTATTAGAAGCAGATCGTTTCCGCGCAAACTCGTATTCCTTCCAGGCGGACGATGCGTCCTGCACAATCGTCAGGTCCAACTGGTTTTGTTTAGCAATCACAAAGTCCTGTATTTTATCCGCTGCTACACCGAACATTTTAGCAAGTTCCACTTCCTCCCCTCCCAGGTTCTCGATCGTAGCGGTATTACGAAACGAAGGGGCGTTAAGTGGTTTTAGTTTTACAGTTGGCTCATTAACGAAAGGCATTCTTGGCATATTATTTAACCTATTTTTGAATATTTGTATCCAGCGTAATCACCGGCGGAACCTAACAAGCTCGACATAAACGCCATTGTTCCTGCTCTACTAGGGCTGATAGTCGATGCCTTTGCTGACGCGATATCTGCTTCGTTTTTATAATTAAATTTCTTGATATTTAATCCAAACACTTCGTTGTCGGTATTCGCCGCAATCGCTTCTCGATCAACCGCCTCGATCACGTTGGTACTCAACAATATATCCAGCGGTGTTCCGCCGGTCATCAGGATATTCCTGGAACCCCAGCCAGCCTTTTGGCTTGCCTTCATGTGCTTGTACCTTAACCGGTTGGCATTCTCTTCGGCGCGACCACGTTTCTCGGCGTTGCGTATTTCCGCCATCGTCAGTATCTGGTTGTTCTGCGCGTTTTGGATAATGTGATGGTAGTAGGATAGCTCGGTAGTGGCTTCTGCCGTTGCCCCATAACTAGCCATCCCTGCCTTGAACATACTTGTCGCTGCGAACATCGTTCCAAAACTCATTTTCCGGCTCCCTTGTGATATTTATTAATCTGGTAACCCTCTAACTTGTAGCCCAGTTTCTCGTAGAGTTTTAAAGTTCTCTCAGCGTCCACTCCGGTTGATATCCCGAACCTAAGAACTTCGGCCCCATTCGCGAAAGCCCAACTCTCAAACGCTTTAATCAACCGATAGGCTGCGGTCCCACCACGCCTGGATTTTGTTACAAACAAACAAAGGTCATTCGCCATCAGCGCATTCCCAAAGTAATGAGGGACAATCACCCCACAAAACATTCCTATCGCTTCGCCGTTGACTTCCGCCAGGAACGATGCCCCATGCTCGGTCATAGATGGGGAAGCTGCCAATGCTGTCAATTTCGCTTCATCAAAGTCAATCATGTCGAAAGTAGGGGCCTCTTCATGCATTTCCCTTCCCAGCCTCACCAATGAAGGAATATCATCGGTATCTGCCTTTCTTATCACCATGGCGGTTTTTGTTTTAGGCTGCGCCAAATTCAACCTCCGTTGTTAAAGATAATACGGTTAAGGGCGAGGGGTCCGTTTGCCTAACCACGATCTGCCCACCCCTGGTCCAGGACGCATCCAGGGCAATCTCGATCTCGTTAGAAACTAACGCGGTCGGTTCGCCATAAGCCTCGCTGGTTCTTTGGGCATATGCCACCAGGTGATCGTAATCCGGTCCCACCTGGGAAGGACCTCTCGTTGTATCCACTCTAAGATGTATTTTTGAAACTGATTTTAATTGTCCCTGGCCCAGACCGTCCCCTTTAGCTTGCACGATAGGGAGTGTTTGAATGTCAGACGTATAGGATAATCCAATATGAATACGGCCAGCCCCCTGGGTAAGAGTAATCGATCCATCCGCTGCCACGGTTTGTTTGGGAGCTACCGATCCATCCGCATAAATAGCTACACTTTCACCTATCAGGTGATGCAACCCATTCACAACGGTGATTTCTTTTCTCGCTTTGCCCCCTGAAACATAGGCCGTATATGCGGCTCCGTCGATTCCTGTTTCGTTGGTCACCGCAATCCTGATCGGGTCATCGCTCGCAATCGCCAAAATACTGGCGGTACTGAGTCTTGGTGTTTCCGTGACCGTTATCACATTAGCTGCTGGGTTTGGTGCGGACAAGTTGGCTATGTTATTCAACCCAAGGACTCCGCCAGTACCGACCGCTATATTGTCAGCAACACCATTGTTAGTCCCATCTCCTAAGGAAAATTCGTTTGGGCTTGCCGGGGGGTCATCATCGGTAGCCGTCATAACAACGGTCGAACCGTCTGACAGGGTTAAGGTGATCTTGGTCCCAACCGCTATATTGGCTGCATCGGTGACCGTAATCGTCGCCGAACCATTAGCCCCTTTCAGTTCAAATGTATTTGTTGCTTTATTCTGCACGGTGTACCGGTTGCCGTTTAGTTCTGTCATCCCAGTTTCAGTACCAATGCCACTAACATCGCTTATCTGGACAACATCGCCGTCCGAGAAACCGTGAGAGGCTGACGTAATAACGACAGGGTTAGCTTGGGTTGCTGCTGTAATCGTCTTAGGATCGTCATACGATAGCCCAGAATCCACATGGAAGGCATCTTTAACGGTAGAGAATATCCTGGAATGCAACCGCTCAATAAACCTTCGGTCCACTCCATTGATCCTGCGCTTGACAACGACATACAGCATCTTCTCACCGCTGCTCTCCGGAATAACCGCGACTGATTCGAACTCCCCATCGGTTTCATGCAGATGCCAACCGAGAACATCCGGCTTCTGGCCAGAGAGATAAGTCAACCCAACCAACTTGCCGTCGGACCTTACAGCCCAGATCAGCGAAACAGGAACACTGGAATACGCCCAATCCGAGATAGTGTAAGAATCAAACAGGTGAGGTGCTATGATGCTGATATCTCTAGGCTTATACTGGTCCGTTTCAAACGAATAGTTCATGTCATAAACATGTCCGCCCAGGTCCGCAATAAAGAGGACCGCGTCACCTGATACAATCGGTTCGCGAGTACCAGAACCAACATAACTTTGTGGTCTAAGCGCAATTGTAGTCGGAGTCAACGCATCAGAGTTTTCAGTCGTCAGCTTCCATTCGGTAGCAGAGGTGAAGATAAGTAATTCATCCAAAGGCACAATGTGCCTAACCTGGTTGTATTGCCTGGCTGACAAGGTAAACAGAATCGAGTCGTCATCCTGGGAAGGAATGGACTTCGACAAATTTGCCTCGGTCCCTGGGCGAGTCATCCAGGTTGATTGTGGATTATTATTAGTGGCAGAAAAAACGCGGCGTTGATCGTGGTAAGAAGCCGTTGATGGATAATTGTCGGTGCTATTAAATGGAGTCTGATTCTCAGGAGGGGATATTAAAACATCCGCCTCGATGTTATCGTCAACAAAAGACGTATCCGGAGTCTGACCTATATAGCCATGCACCCCATTATCGTCTTTATAAACATTGTATCTGGACGCACCAGTAACCGCTGCCCAGGAAACCGTATTCTTGTTGGGTGATGTTGCCAGATCATTGGTTGCTGTCACTTCCGCTGATGCCAGGGATTCCTCCAGGATATCCGATAAGGCGGTCACCACATATTTGTAAGACAACGATCCTGAAGTCGGGGAAGCTGAAACCGATACGCTCCCTGGAATGGATACGCTTGGAGCAAAAGTAATTGTCGTTACAGTCCAGTTTGTTGCTCCCAGGCGTTTGAGTTCTCTCGGCGCATGCGAGGGGTGAACCAAAGTCATCACATCAGCCGATTGCGTATAATTGATTTGGAAAAGATCAGCGGTCGCATAAGGAGTTACTACCGTATAAACCCTGCCAGCTGTCCCTGCGGAACCATAAGCGGTATACGCCGATGAATTTATGTTGTTGCCCTGGAGATCGGTGATCTCAAATGTATTGGTCGTCTTGTTAGCGACCTTAAAGTATCGGCCATTCAGTTCAGTCATCCCGACAATAGAGGAAATATAAACCTCCTCACCATCTAAATATCCATGACCGGTATCAGTAACAACACAAGGATTCGCCTGGGTAGCCCCTGATATTGTCGTATTAGCTTCCAGGACCGTAGAGCCTTCGGTATGTATTCTAAGGTAAAGATTGCCGAACTCCAGGCAGTACGCTTGCTCGGTATTAAATATGAAGGGAATCACTCTAGTCGAGGCTGATCCGCCGTCTTTGACTTCCTTGATATATTGGAATCCTGGACGGTTGACAACCGGACCATGGGGCAGCGGATAGAAGTTAAGACATTCCGAAAGCCCTGTCTGGTAGTGGTTAAGGTCGATACGCCCCAGCATTTCCGGAGCGATAACACCGCCCCCGAAAGAGCGTTGATGTATTCTTGCCATTATTGCTCCCTAGCTGCGGACCTTGATACCACTCGGCACAAAGGTCCCAAGATTCAAATCAGTTTTGCTTAACAGTTTCCCCTGGCTTGCATCGATCGCCTTGGCTTTCCCCATGTTGGCGTTGTATTGCTGTACTGCAATTTCCTTGATCTTCGGTTCCCTGGTTAAAGGGAGAGAAAGATAGGAAGCTAATAGCCAGGACAATGCGTGAATAAATAAAGGGGGGTACTTCGTTGTATCGGTAATAATCGCGGTATACCAAAGCTCCGCCTTGTTGGTATTAGCCAGGATAATAGTGCCGTGAGTTTCATGGCTCTCGGTCGTAAACTGGACCGGAGTATCGTACTCCTCAACCACTAACTGCCTGGCTACCAGGTAAGGATTAGGCACGGTATACCAATACTCCCAACCCGACGGCGCGGTCCCTGATATTTGAGCCAGGACCTGCCGACGTTTGGCAAACCCCCAATCAAACTCTGATAAGCATTCGTCCCTAGCAATCGGATAAAACTTCCCACATTGAGCCGCTTCGGCACTCCCATCAGGGGGTACGATTGCGGTAATCTCGGCTTTATTCCCGATATGTCCCAGGGCTAAGTTACAAATATCAACAGCTGATGCCATTTACTTTCTCCGTTTAGAGGACTTCTTTTTTGGTTTCTCCGGTTCCTTGACTACCTTGGATTCCCCGACCGGCTCTTCCCATGGATCTTTACTAATGTTATGAATGTTCCCTCCTGCTTTGGTCCCCTTGATATTGGATGTAAAAGGCATCGCCTCTTTCTTCGGCGGCAACTCATCATCAACGCCAATCATCCAGGACCCTCGATCTTCTTCTTTCTCGATCTCAAAGACATCTCCAGGCCGCCTTCTCTGGGATCCGTAGTAGCCCATGATTTTTGCTTTTACTTTAATTGACACAAATCACCTCTTTTTAAGGTTAAACCATCCAGTAAAAGACGGCTGATACTGCCCAGCCAGCCATGAACCAGATAAAATTATTCCAATTCATTTCCATGTCAGTTCTCCTTATAAAAAAAGGGTGATGGAAGCACGGTAGGGAAGCCCCCACCACCCTCGGAGGGC